AGGGGCTTGATAATGCTTATCCCATGAACCTGCTGCAATGGAATTTGACAATAATGTAACTGTGACAAAACCGCCCGATCCAACTGAAGCCACCAACGTGCTTGAATTGTTGTTAATGCTGACCGAACCGCTCGATGAGTTATTGTTGATTTGATACGTTGCGCCATTGGGCAACGTGGTCGCATCGGGTAACTGTATGGTTTGTCCACCAGAACCCGTGACTAAAATTTGAGGCGCAGATGCAGCCGTTAATACGGTTGTTCCACCTGCTGCGGTGATAGTTAGGAAATTATCAAAAAATGCGTTAGCAGAAATATTGACATTGCTATCACGCAACACAATTGAGTTTGCACCACTTGATGTGGTTACACCTGATCCACCCGCTGCAACAGGCAACGTGCCTGCTACCAAAACAGAGGAACTTGTTGAATATAACGCGTTATTTGCAGCAGTGAATCCGGTTAAACCAGTTCCACCGTTGGAAGTCGCTAATGTTCCCCCAAGCGTGATCGCACCTGATGTGGGTGTGGAAGGTGTAAAACCTGTTGTACCGCCCGAAAAGGATTGCACAACAGTTGAAGATAGGGAGGCCCACGTTGGTGAGCCTGTTCCACCACTGACTAATATCTGCCCAATTGTTCCTGCGGCAGTAAAAGCGGTGGTATTGGGTGCGCTTTGATACGGGATTTGGCCCGCAGCGCCACCTGGCAAACTGCCCCCACCGGTTATAGCATTTGCAATTGCGGTGACGGTTCCACCACTGGTTTTGTAATACAAAATCCCATCGGCGTAATTTAACGCAAGTTCGGCTCCCGCCGAAGAGTTCGTTAATCTACTAGCCGATGGTTTATTGCCAGCGGTTCCGCTTGCATAAAGCAGAATACTACTATAACCGGTTTGGGCCATTTTGCTGTTTCCTAATTAACTAACCACTAAATCAAAACGTACCGCCGGAAATACCACCAGTGATCGCACCTGTTGCTGCGTTGAAGGTCAGACCAACATTTACCTTAACTGCATTGTTACCCGAAGTGCCGGTTACAACAGCGATATAGGTGGTTGTGTCAGTCGTATCTGCTGCAACTGCAACATTAGCGGCATTGGTAGCATTGGTGACAGCGGTTGTTCCAATAGCGGTAGCAATCTGAGTTCCGGTTGCAGCACTAAATGCGGAAGTACCATTTCCGTAAACCACACCAGATAGGGTTGTTGCACCCGTACCACCGTTCGATACATCCAATGTTCCAATTGCTTGGCCCATAGGCACGTTCGATGCATTGGTCAAATCAACCGAAGTTGGTGTACCCAATACAGGCGTTACCAAAGTTGGGCTGGTTGAAAGAACAATGTTGCCAGAACCAGTGGTGCTGTTGCTTGATGCTGCGGTCAATTGACCTTGGGCATTTACAGTGAAACTTGCGTAAGTGTAAGGGCCAGCGGTAACAGCGGTATCGGTAATGCTGAACTGTGTACCGGTTAAGGTTAAGCCTGTACCAGCACTGTACGTACCTGCACCTGAGAACTGAGTGAAGGTAATAGCAGTGGTTCCAATCGTGCCAGATGCACCAGCCGTGCAAATCCAACCAGTCGATGCATTGGTTGAACCATTTTCAATAAAGGTGAATGCACCAACGGTTTGTGCCCAAATATCAAAATCTGCTGCACGGGTTAATACCCAATTTGCAGAACCGGAACCGGCTGCGGTAACAACATAAATACCGTTTTGTGCAGCAGTGCTTTGATTTTTCACAAGAACACGGTCACCCACATTAACGGTGTAACCATCAACAACCAATGCGGCTTGGGTTCCAGCATTGGTCAAAGTTGCGCCAACACCAGAGGTTCCATTGTTGTAAGTGCCATTAAGGTTTGCAGTCGTTGCAGCCGCGCAAGAATCTTTAGCTGATAGACCTTGTGCAACCGAATCAACATACTGTTTGGTTGCCAACTGCAATGCAGCGGTGGGGTCTTGTGTAACTGTTACTGAGGTCAAACCTGCTAAGGTTAGCGAAGAAGAGCCTAAGGCAATTGCGGTTGTACCAATCGTAACTGAATCATTTGCCAATTGGCTGTTACTGATCGTGCCTGACAAATCGGTGGTAGGAATGGTTGCCGATGCAGTAAATGCAGAGGTTCCATTTCCATATACATATCCAGTCAAACTGGTTGCGCCCGTACCACCATTAGATACTGCTAATGTGCCAGTAGCTTGGTTGACAGGAACATTCGTTGCATTGGTTAAACTAATTGCAGAAGGTGTTCCAAGATTAGGCGTAATCAGGGTTGGGCTTGAAGCTAAAACCAAATCGCCTGTACCGGTTGCAGTCGTGGTTCCCGTACCACCAGATGTGATAGGCAATGTACCAGTGGTTAATGCGCTGGTTGAAGTTGCATAAACTGCACCACCAGAGGTGAATGCGGTTAATCCAGTACCACCATTGCTGGTTCCCAAAGTACCGGTAACGGTAATTGCGCCTTGAGTGGGGGTATTAGGCAACAGGCCAGTTGTGCCAAAAGACAAGCTGGTAACAGCGGTGCTAGTTGCTGCGGCCCAAGTAGGCGCACCAGAACCATTGCTGACCAAAACTTGACCTGATGTACCAGCAGAGGTGAATTGATAAGCAGAACCATCACCATAAGCCACGCCACCAGCAGTGGGGGTTGCGGTGCTGTTTGTACCACCATGACCAATATTTAGCGTGCCACCCAAGGTAACTGCGCCGGTACTTCCTGTTGCTGGTGTTAATCCAGTGGAACCCGCAGAGAATGACGTGACGCCATTGCCGCCTTTTTCAGCAATAATTTGTACAACACCATTGGAATCCTTGTAATACAGAATACCATCGGCAATGTTGATTGCTAATTCACCAGCGACTAGTTGTCCAGCCGAGGGCGAATTACCCGTTGTGGTGCTATAAAACAGTTGAATCGGTGTATAACCTGTTGCAGCCATGAGAATATCTCCTAAAGATTAAAATGCCCCGCCGGAAAGCCCGCCCGTTGCATTTAAAGTAGTGAAATATCCAGCAGCGGTGGTGGTTACCCCGATGGAAGTTCCGTTGATTGTGCCGCCAGTAATATCTAAACTGCCTGCATTTTGTGTTGCCATAGTTCCCAAACCAGAAACGTCAGTGTAAGGAATTTGAGATACCGCTGTCAGAGCCGATGTTCCTGCTCCCTTTACATATCCGGTCAAAGAACTTGAACCGGTTCCACCTTGGGATACAGAAACAACCCCCGAAGTGATCTGAGAGGCACTAATCGCAATATCCTGCGCTGATGCACTCGTAATCTGGCCTTGAGCATTGACTGCAAGGGTAACGGTTGATGATGCTGAACCATACGATCCAGCGGTCACACCGGTGTTAGTAATGCTAAATGTACTACCTGTTAGCGTTAAACCCGTGCCAGCAAAATAGGAACCGCCTGGGCCGCCTACTGTCCAGGTTAATTGCGTTCCATCATAAGACAAAAAGGAATTGGTAACTGTGGGGGCTGCAACAAATGCGGTTGTATTTGTAGCAGTTTGATAAGGCACTTGTAGTGCAGCACCCCCTATTAAATTGGATGCAAACGCTACCGATCCAGATGGCACAACATAATCCACACCTGCAACAGCTTGCGTCAATGCACCATTCAAACCTTTGGTCACACCCGTTACAGATGTGCCAATAGTAATCATCGGCGAGTTAGATACCACCGAGACAGAACCGGTAAAGCCGTTTCTGTTAAGAATCAGTAATGGATCAAAGTAATGAGCAAGGGTAGTCTGAAGAAGGTTTTCACCATCTGTTGTGACAACCACCAATGACGAACCTGCAAGCGGTGTCGGGGCGGGTGTAAGCTGATTGACGTAAGCGTTTGTGATCGTCATTTCTTAGCCCTTAGTTAGCTATCCAAGAAATTGTATCTGAAGTATTCGCGCCTAGAACATAAATCACATTGCTGTTTGAAACAGTCAAAGAAACACTGCCACCGGCTGATAAGACATAACCTGTTGAACTAGTCACACCAGATGGGCCAATAAATACTTTGCCCGTGTTGCTGCTGCCTGCGGTGATCGTAAGCGTTTGCTTTAATGCATAATTGGGTAATGCCGCAGCAGATGTGCTTAGCGTTTGTTGACCACTATAGATCAATGCTGGGTTGGCAACCGGTGTTTGATCCGATGCCCACACAACCGGCATTGAGTTTGCCATGACTTCTTGACCAGGGTTTGTTGGGTATCCAGCCATGACGAATCCTTGTGCGAGAGGTTTTCCGTTATTGTAGCCTATCAATAAGAGATTGTGGCACTAACTGTAGCACCTAAAAGTGTGATGACGTTCACATTGTAAGCTGGGTATGTCGTGTTCTGCTTGGTGATCAATAAACTAGCAAAATATTGTGAAAATTGACTCTGTATCCGGCTAACGGCTAAATCGGGATACATCTGCGTTAAGGCATCGCTTTGTGCAGGAATACCATTATTGGCATAAAAAGGTGATTCGTTAATATTTAACAATAGGTTCTGAATCAAGGTTGTGACATAAACCATTGAATTGTCACCATTAACCGGATTGGTTTGAATGACTTGCCAAGCACCTGTTGTATCCCGCCCATAAGTACGCATCTTTTTTCCTTACGGTGTTGTAGGGGGTGTTGTAAATGATGTACCACCTTGAACGCCACCATGCACATGGTTTTCAAGTGAAACAGGTGATGAAGGCGGTACAGCATTGGAATGTGCAATCACATCGCCTGTTGTATTAATTTGCCCATCAACTGTTAATGTGCCTTGAATGGTCATGTTGCCTGTCATTGTAATATTGCCGTTGATTGTAATACCACTAGAATCAACGGTAATCGTAACATTATTAGAAAAATCTCTGATGACAACGCCATTAGGCCCATACAAAACTAATTGATTTTGATTGACTGATTGCCAGGCCACACTGGTCAGTGGAATAAATACTAATGCTGACAAATTGGCTGGTGAATTTAATGTAACTTGTTCAGAGCCAAAGTTATTTTGACCTGTTACCCCACCCAAACGCACATCGGCTGAAATACAAATGCCTTTGTCACCCACTTGAATAGGTAAACGCACATATTGCGACATGGCAATAGGCACGGTTACTTGCGGCAAAGTAAATACTGGATCAGTAATTAAAAATGAAACCGTGACAAATCCCTGATTTATCGCAGTGACCACACATGGGAAAGATTTACCCTGAAGTTGATTGTTGCTAGAAATCTTGCTTTCGGTGAATGAATTCAGCGATGCATAAACCGGTTGTTTAAGGTTTAAGTCACTCATGCGCCTGGAGCCTGCTCTGTGCCCACCGCTATGGCATTAAAGACTGAACACCATGAATTGCCATCCGGTTGCCTAAAATTCCCCACATGACGCACTTGGGTAATCTGGAATATGTTTTGCATAGCTGAAGTATCGCGGTAGCGCGAATAACTATTGGCTGTGGTTGTAGATAATATGGTGGGCATTTGTACATAATCGTTGACGGATATATCCCCACGCATCACCGTTTTAAAGCTAATCGTGCCAATATTTAACCATGAAGGTTGTCCAATTAAATCTTTATAATCAATGGTTTTAGCTAAATAAGCCTGCGTATTATCCACCACAATAATGTTCTTTTGATTGACTGTAACGCTTAAACCATTATTACCAACGATTGCCGCACTTGTAGTTTTTAAATAAATTGCAAACTCTGTCAGCGTTCTAAAATAGCCCGTTTCTTCTTGCGGCAACACAATATTAGGGTTGACGTTAATCGTATAACTATAGCCATCGGTAACAGGAAAAGCCACGCTCAATGTTGTTTCAATAGCACTTTTTAAACTGCTTCCCGCTTTCCATATCCATGAAATATTACGTGGAGAATTAATTGAACCCGTACCACCTGCACCTGGAGTAATAAAGAAATCAAGCGTTAATAGTGCTGCTTGCCAGTTACCAATAGCCTGGTTGATCAATCCATACACAATTACACCTTTTTGCTGTGGATTTGCCAATGGTAGCCCTTGCGTCATTCCCGCTTCTAGCTCAAAAGTTAAATCATTAAAGTTTTGAGCGCTTCCAATATCTTGCAGGCTGATTCCATAGAGTGTGACGTGCGCTGCTGCATTACCACCAGCACTATTGCCATTAGGGTTGGCAAAGTTAAATACAGGTGCATCAATCTCAATATTCAATGCTCCCGCCAAATTATTACCTTGATCATCCAATGATGACCAAGTTCTAACGGGTAAGCCGTTTACATCCAGAATTCTGATCTGGTAATACCGCATCAGCCAATCTCAAATTGTTGTGGCATCGTGCGATAAATAAGTGGAGTATTAAAATAGCCTTCAGCTAAATTAATATTGTAGTCAGGCGGTGATCCAATTAAAGGTTGACAAAATATCAACTTGTTTTGATTGCTATACAAGTTAATGTAATAACGTAAACCAAACGCGTTCCAGGTGATAATTGCAGTGTAGGTTGCTCCATCCAAGCTCGGTGCAAATTGGAAGTTTGCATTACTGACGGGGTTAAAAGGCACAATTACGCTCATTGCAATGCCCCCGTTCCCGTGTTACCGGTTAATGGAACAGTGGTTAATGGCCCACTGTTTGTAGCGGTTCCAGACAATACATTGCCTCCTTCTAAGGCAGCCATCAAACCGTTGTATGCCTGCGCTGCTGATTGTTGTGTCAATAACGGCTGCACAAAATCCCATTGGTAAACTGATTGAACTTGTTTGTCATCCTGCGGGGTAATATCGCGCAAAGATACCAATAGGCAATTTGTGTACACATAAGCAGGTGTTAAAACAGTAAATGTGCCGCCTTGTAAAATATGCACATCTAGCGCTTGTTTTAATCGAGTAAGAATTCCTTGCCGCAAGGGTAGAGTATTTAATCCCCGCGCTGGGCATAACATAATCAAACTTACATTCAAAGGCTGAGCAATGGTTGCGTTGGCTGCAATAGTGCTATTAGCAAATGGGTAATTGGCAATTTGCCAATTTTGTAAGGTTGATCCAACAGCAGGTTTAAACTGACAAAAAAAGTCCTCTAAAGAAAGGTTTACACCGTTTTGCGTTATGCCTAATGGCACTGGCAAGTTTTCGGTGAAATGCGTGATTGGCAACGATTGATTGCTGTTGGCACCTGTGCCCACAGCATTCGCTATTCCATTAACAAACAATATCGGCGCAATCTGATATTGCAGTTGGTAAACACTTAATAATACTTTCGTGACAATACTCATGCGAAATTAGCCATTTGTGCAGTATTAACTTCCACCGATGTGCCTGCGGGTGCTGAAACACGCACGTTGATTGTGGGGTTAAACTGCTGATTCATACCTTGTGTGGGTTGCGGTGCTGCCTTAGATGCAGGTGGTTCTAATGCTGAAGAAGGGGGAAGATGCATTTCTTCCCTAAATGTTTTTATGTACTCTTTTGTTTCTTTTGGTAAATCTTGCAGTGTTTTACCTGATTCCAATAATTTATCTAGCTTACCTTGCCCATAGTTGTATCCAGCCAACACCTTATCCAAATCACCTTTGTATTTAGTCATTAATTGATTAAACATATCCGCAGCCACTTTTGCGGATTTTGGTAAATCGTATGTTTCTTCTTTACTTAAACCATAACTTTTTGCTGTTTTTGGAATAATTTGAAATGGCCCAGCAGCTTTTGATTCTATGTTGTATAGCTGTTTGCCGCGTGAAGATTCAATTTTGTAGATTTCATCCAACATGCCTGGAAGAAGATTGTTTTGCTTTTCAAGAGCAGCAAACAACTCCATTTCTTTTGCTCGTTTTGATGCTTCATCTTTTGGCTTTTCTTTTAAATCACGTTCAATTTGCGCTTGCCGATCTTCAATCTTGCGTTGATCTTCTTTTTTATCTGCCGATATAGGCTGAACGGTTTGTGGCAACGGTACAGGTTTTGTTGTTTCTGGTTGCCCAGGATATAAAATTTGCCCTTTTAGAATTGCTGCTTTCTCTTCTTTGCTTAGTTCTGGTGGTGCGCCTTCTAGGGATCGTTTATAAAGATCAATATCAGGAGAAGGCGGGGCTGTGCTTTCTTTTAATCCCTGCGCTTTTGCTTCCGCACGCTTTGCTTTCTTTTGTTTTTCTCTTTCTTCATCAATAAATGCGGCTTCATCGGCTTTTCCTGCTTCCGGTGAATACAATAATCCTGATGCCAATGAGCCTAATCGTGCGCCCGCAAATAAAAATTTCCCCATCTGCGAAAAGAATGAGGTTGATGCGGCTGTCGCACCTGCGCCTGCGGCTGCACTTGTTGCAGTGCGCGTTGCTGCACTTTCTGCTGCGGCTGCTGCTGGGGCCGCTGCTGGGGGAACTGCGCCTTTAGGTAATAATAATCCTAATGATGTTCGTAATGCAGCCACACCAACTGCCAAGCCACTTAAACCTAAACCCAAACCAATTAATGTGGCTTGCATTGGGTCTAATGTTTTAATGAATTCTGCAATTTTTGTAAAAAATGGTTCTAATTGTGTCAATACAAAGTTTCTTACTTTGTTACCTGCTTCTTGCAAAGCTGTCGTAAAATCTTCCGCTGCTTTTCCCGCTTTCTCTGTATCAGGTGCTTGATCTCTTAATTTTTGATATTCACCAATTAATTCATCTAAGCGTTTTACGTTTTCTTCAACATCCTTTTGCTTACCTGTTCCGCGTAATTGCAACAAATCTTGTTCTGAACCCAATACACCAAAGCCACGCGCACGCGCAAGGTCTAATGTAAAGCCAGGTTGTTTAACAATTTCTTTTTGTTTTTGAATCAAATCCATCAATATTTGTAGATTTGATTTTTTTTCAAAGTCTTTGATGCCTACCGCACCAAACGCATAGCGTTTTGATAAGTCATAACGTGCAGCATTGATCTTTTCCAGATCGCCTTCAACATCAATAAATCGACTAATTGTGCTTTGAAGCGCAGTTAATTCATCGGCTTTCACTCCCAAACCACGCGCTTGCTTACGTTGTTCAGTCACACCTAAAGCTAAGTCTTTCATGCCTCCAAAGGCTGAACTTAATAATCCAATACTCAGGCCCAAGCCCGCCCATCTTTCCAACATGCGGGTTGAATCGCCAATATTGTTTTTAATACTGCCAGTGGTTTTGTTTAAACGATTAAATTCATCGTCAGTCTTTTTGGCATTTTGACGTGCTTTATCAACTTGATCTGCGGTTTTTTTTATGTTGGATGTACTAGCAGTGCTGGCTTTCTGCGCTCCTTCCATAACCTTGCGCCATTGTTCTGGCATGGCATTAAGCGCATTCCGATATTTCTCAAATGCGGCTTGGAATTCCGCAAACGTATCGGCTTGAACATCAATCGTTATGACGCTGCGTAAATCAGTCACAGAAAGCCCCTTGCGCGAATATCTCTAAGAATATACCTCTGTCGGAATTCTAACGCATCTGCAAATTTTAAGCCCAATGCTTTCATTACTTCAGTGAAACCTGGGCCTGCTGAATAGGTTAATGCGGTGGTGATGAGATTTCCGCTTTCGGGGTAGATTCTTCCGGTATCGGTATCGGCAAAGAATCGGCCCACGCCGTAGCAGGCAACGATGTCAATTGCCAATTGTGTAAATCGGCTGCCATCTGGATCATCATCTTTCTGGCCTGCCTCGGTAGGCCGTGCCAGTTTAATGTAAAAAAAATCGCTGCTGCTACCGCCTCTTCAATAATGTCATCAGACAACTTGTTTTTCTTTGCCGCCACTTCCAATGGCATCGTTTCCCACTTAGTACCGTTGAAGATGCAGCAAGTGGTAATCCTGCGAATCTCATTAATAAATCCTTCGCGGATTAATGTGCCTTGCCCTAACTGATCACCAATATCTTCAAGCAAATAAGTTGCCACTTTGGGGCCAGCCAAAACATTGATGCCTTCCGCATGCAATTGTGAAAATGCTTTGGATAAAGGCAAATAATACTTTTTGAATATTTCTTTGGAGATAGGGCGAGAATGTATCCACAAAACGTGTGTGTCATTCTCTAAAACAGGAATGGCGAGATTAAACTCGCCTGTGATGGCAATATCAGTCATGGGGGTGGTTCCCTATGTGATCCCCTTGCGGGGAAAGATTAAACGCCGAGATAAAGAATATTGTTGATGTAGTAAGTGCCTTGGATCGTGACCATAAAACCTGCATCACGGCCCGTGAAAGGCAACTCAGCTACTTCAACCAAAGCACAATTACCAACTATGTAATTAGCCAATGCAGAACTATCAGGAATGATTGTTATGTCACCCAATAGCGTATTAGTTTCCACTTGCAACTTATACAAACTTGATAGGTTTTGAGTACGCAACAAGTGCATTTTCAAAACTGCTGTTTGATAAGGGGCTGGAGACAATACGTTTCCTGTCAATGATGGTAACAGATTGGTTTGTTCACCCGTAAACGATAGGCTAACACCATCAGTTCCCATGTAGGGGCTTGTCACAGTCAGGTCAGGGAAATCAGTGATGATTACCGAGGCCCGTATCCGGTTTAAAGTGCCTTGCGGCGTTAAAGGATTAGCCATTTAATTAAACTCCAATCGGGAAGTTGCTGACAGTGACGTTAAACGTAATTTGAGTAAATCCAGTGGTCGGTGTGTAGCTGACAGACAAACCATTGTAAACACCGGCTGCATAATCGGTAGGATTTGCAGTGACATAAGCGGTGAATCCAGTTGCATTTACGCTGATAGGTGACAAGGCTAAACCAAAAGAAATGGCGCTGTTCATTACAGATTGTGCTGCTGCCTGCAATCTGTTGATACCGGCCTGGTTGTAGTACAAAGGATTGTTGGTGGTGTTGCTACCATTGATCACGGTTGCGCTGATCACGGTATTAGCATTAATCTGCACCCAATCCACTGAGTACCAATACAAGAAATCGTTGCCATCACCAGCGGTTCCCCACACTTGCATTTTGTTAGAAATGCCACCTTCAGCGGCAGTATCAACCCAATTGACATAAGCGGCTTTCAATTGAGATTGCTGTGCGCTGGTTAAAACAGCGGGTATTACGCCAAACAAATAGCGGAACGAGAATGGTGGCACTTGGGAAGCCGCACTTGGCTTAGCACTTGATACTTGCCAGGCCATCGCTGCACCATCCCATTCGGTGTTTGGAACACTGCTGTTCAAATACCATGCAAAGACAGATTTAATGCCTTTGTAAATAGTGTAAGTATCCAATGAAACAGGCGCAAAGAAATAAGTTTGCGCGGTGTCGCTGGTATATTGATTAACCAGTGTGGTAAAGGCTGAAATGGTATCCCACCCGCTAGGTGTGACATACACATAATAGTTAAGCGGATTAGCAGTTAAATAAGTTGAAAAGTTAGTGATTGCTGTGGCTGAACTGGTTGTGCCTAATTCCAACACATACACACCTGTGCTGTTTCCCTGAGCAAACCAAGTCGTAGCCATTGCAACCAATTCAACTTCACCTAGTAGTGAAGCAAGTCCGAATACAGTTGCAACACCAGGGTTACTAGCCAATGGATAAGTAAACGTGGTGGTATCAGTGCAAGTTGCAGTAAATGTGCCGTTGTATCCAAGAGGGGTGCAACCAGAAATCACAACACCAAATTGCTGACCTGTGGTCACTCCTAAGGTCGAATCGCAAGTAACTGTTACCGTGCCTGATGCATAGCTCAAAGAGGCAATCGTGGCGTTAGCAGCTAGGATAGATGTTAAATCTGAAAGTTGCGTTAAAAATACGCTTGCACCTTGGGCTAAAGTCGTGCCGCCTTGTGAAACCAAGCAGCCTTTTTGCTGATAATTTGACGGTGCAGAGGCCGCTTGGCTCGTGACCGCTACTGTGACGATTTGGTTAGACATGGCGGTGATTCCTTATTAAACGAATGAAACGGCAACGGTTTGACCTGTGCCTGGCACTACCGTTAAACCGGCTAAAATTGGGAAATCTACAGAGATCACGCCAACAACAGCAGGTATGACTGCAACAGTATTTGCAGCACTAATTTGTGCGGTGGTTAAGCAATCATGAATGGAACCCGCGCCCGATCCAGCAACAGTCACCGCAACATTATCAATGCGGCCTGCGCCTGCTTTAACAACGGTGGTTGCAGAAATGTTTAATGCGCGTGAAGTTGATCCGCTCGTAATGGCAACGCGATTGTCATCGCTAATACCTAGCACAACCGAACTAGAAGGGTTTGTTAGTGTTGCCGCTGATAATGGGCCAATAGCCATGTCCAATCTCCTTAATAAAGGCTACTACAAGTTTATCACAATGGATTCACATGATACGTCATTGTCGCATGTTCGATGAGTTTTTGGGCAATTCCTAATGCTGCTGTTTGATAATAGGATACTCTAAAATCAAGGGTTTTTTTCTGCGCTAATGTAGTTAATTCACGCTGTGTGCGTTTCATGTCTTTAATGATCGGCATCGACATTAACCCCATGTTTGCGTCATTATTAGTGATCCACGTTAAAATGTCTTGTAAATAAATCACGGCTTCTTTGTTATGCAACCCATAAAGGGTGATTCGCACGTCATCATAAGCCAGTTGCCAAGGTGTGCCATCCACATCAATTGCGGGCAATGCTTGTATTGGTTGTGTGCGATCCGGTTCAATATGAATTACTGCATAGGGTGGTTTAGTATTGGCAGGCACTAAATAGCTGGTGTATGTCATCGGCACATTTGTGCCAATGGATAGCCAAAAGGGTAGGGAATTACTCACCACCTGCATCTGATTAAAGTCTGCCGAACTATTAATAATTTGACTTGCCATAGCAGGTTCAACAGCAATACCCGTATAGTGAAATAATCCCGCTTGGTCATAGAATAGCCGTTGACGGCTAAATGAATATTGCACGCCCGCAATGGTAGCTAAATACAATGCCTGGGGTGCTAATTCGTTTAAATCTTTGATTTCTTGATTAGTTGTCAGCACCACATAGGTGCGTCCAAACGTATCATCTTCGCGCTGCTCTGTCTCAATACTATGATGTAGGCTGCTAGGTGTAACTTGTATTGTGGTGGGCGGCATCACACCATTGAATATTTGCATCAAAGCGGGGCCGCTGACTTCAGTGCTTAATACCCAAAATAGCGTTTGATCAACTGGCAACACTTGAGCCACATAAAGCGTAAAGGTGACATTGCCTTGTGCGGATAGGACTTGTACACCAGACAATAAGCCCGATGCAATTTGCGATTGGTCATTTGAGGCAACTAAAGCCATCAGTCGTATTCCACCCAGGCTGCGGCACTATTTTGATAAATGCCGGTATCAATAAAGCTAGGACGGCGTTCCCCTGAACCTTTATTCTTTTTGTGACTGCGAATACCTTGCAATGCTGCTTTAGTAGGTACACCAGGGCGGCCCAATTGAGCAATTTCTTCAAGGTTTAAATACTCTTGAAAACCTTTGGCAATTTCAAATGTGGCTTGACCAAATATATCAAATTCACCTGTGAGCACTGCGGTATTGCCTGCACCAATTTCTTTCATTGCGGTGTCGATCCCGCCTAAAAGACTTTTCATAATGTCTTGCCCATGCAATTCTACATAGCCAGCAAACACACCATATTCTTGTTCCAATATTTGAGCCAAATCTCCCGTGCCCAATTGATCATGGGGCACATCACGCACGCCCAAATGCAGTTTCACGTTAGCCCCCAAAGCGTGCCCATGCTCTGAGCAATCGCTAAGTAGGCACGACCATAGGGGGTATTAAATTGATTGAGCGATCCAATGGTCATGTTTCTCATGGCATCAGATACTGCATAACTGCTGCTTGTGGATTCATCCGATGCAGATTCAACCAAACCTGTTTTTGGGGTAAGCAGGTTCCAGACTTTGCGCTGGTTAGTAAAGAAGTTTTGACCGTTTTGATCTGGTGACCAATTTAGCAACCAATCAGCACCCCAATTGTAAACAGCTAACGTGTAATTAATAGGGTCAAGCGCACCAATTAATGAATACACATTGTTGATGGCATTTTGGTAACTCCAAAGAACCCAATCAGTAGGCAAGCAATCTGGTGCAATTTCGGCTATTAGCAACACATCTATTTGTGCCAACAAAGGTGTAGATGGGCCTGTGTCAAAACATCCTGCGCCCGTTGCCAAGTTAATGGGTGCTTGACTGATTAAAGCGGCTTGCGGGAATCCCTGGTTCAATAGAAATTGAACATAACCGTTGAGGCTGGGGGGATAGAAGGGCATTTGGGCCATAAACTGCCTCGCGCAAGAATATGAGCCATTGTAAACAAAAACGCCCCCAAAGGGGCGGTCTTGTTAGCTGCTTTTGCGAGGTCTACCACGCCGAGGTGCAATGCCTTCTTTTGGCACTTCAATTGTTTCTGAGATTAATTCACGATTATCTGACGGGCCTTTGGGCTGTTCAGTAATTTCTACTTCAGTCAGTCCTTTTTGTGTCATGCCCATTTCCTGCGCTTTGTTAGCAATCATGCTGTCGGTCACAATTGCACCAATTTCGCGCATGTCGGCTGCGCGATCTACCGCAGCGTTTTCGGTCTGCAAGATACCGGCCTCAATAGCTTCCAGGCTGACAGGTTTATTAATGCTGTAGCAATAACCAGCAAATGATTTGCTTACCTTCTTTGCCTCAACAAATCCATAAGGTTCATGTTGACTAATGATGGAATCAATATGGTCTTGAGGCATATCAATTTTGACTTGCGCACCTGCGCGAATCATTTGAACGAAAGGGCGCATGTTCTCAGGAAGCGAATAACAGAACATTCTTTCTTGTTTTGTGCAATTAGCGATATAAAAAGATGGCATTTGTGTGTCTCCGGTGGTTGGACTTTGCTAGAATTGGGCAACTATGTGTGGGGGGTGGTTCCCCACTCCATAGTCAGAGGGCCGATCAGTCAAAAGCTGATTGGCCTTCGCCATTTTATCCCCAATTATTAAATGGGGGAATAAATACCTTTTTCAATGTACAAATAAAAAAGCCCCCAATAAGGGGGCTTCTTCATTATTGCGTATTACTTATGCGTAGAAGGCTGATAGAACAGTCAGTGCTTCAGGGCGCAATACCCATCCAGAGGTTGAACGCATCGTGTACAACACGGTGAGCGCAGCATCAGGTAGGGGAGTGGGGATTTCAGTAGGTGCAGCAACGTCAATCAACATCAATGATACTGCGGTAGTGTTGGGGGTGAGTGTTGCAAAAATGTTCGTGTTGATTTGAGTGTCAGCCTTGGGAATCTTGATTTCAGGTGCAATCAACAGAATAGCATCAGAGCCACCTGCGCCTTGACCAATCAAGGTATCGTCCACTGCAAACGACACATCATCACCGCCCGCCCATTGTGCAACAGTTTCGATCACACCGGCTGCGGTTTCAACACCTGCACCGATACGTTGGAATTGGGTCAACTGCACGATACCGCCATAAGACAATTGGCTGATTACGCGCTGGGGAGCCAAGAACACCAAACGCAAGGGTTGTCCAATCTGCAATGTACGAACTTTCAATGAACCGATCAGGTTCAAGAAGAATTGTGCAAGTTGACCAGAATCCCATGTGGATAGGGTGGTGTTGCCATTTGAATCAGCAGGCAAGGTCACGGTGGTAGCACCTGCGGTATTCAACAGACCTTCACCAGAGTTTGCATTGTTGAAACCATACAACAGTGCATTACGCATTTGCTGTGCAATACCCTGACGGGCTGCTAGGCGCAATGCCTGGGGAAGTGAATAGCCCCAATGTCCTGCTGCGGTTTCATCAAAGCCATCATATTGGGCACGGGTTTGAATACGATAGGTTGGGGTGCTAATCATGTTAGGTATTACGGTAGCCGATGGCAACTGGTTCACAGTTGATTGGTTAGCCGAAACCTGGGTGGTTAGCTGCATTTTCTTGGCATAAACATAAAGATCACCCGTTCCCAAACGGGTCATGGGTTTTTCAGTTGCCAAAGTGGTAAATGCACCAGAGGCCAGCGAATACTGAATGATGTATTCGGGCATCATGTAATGCGGGTTAGCTGTAATAAAACTTGGGGCGAATGCGCTCATGGTTTAGGTATCCTTTAAAAGATTAAATGAGGCACAAAGCCACATATTCGTTGGTTGCCCAATTAGCATTACCTGTACCGCTGTTGTAAGACACAGTGCGGTTGTTGGCAACGCTAACACGCAATACTTTCACGGGGAAAGGATTGCTGCTGTCGTAAGGAATCAACTGTTGAGCGCTAAAATCATAGCTTACTTGCTGCGTGATTAGACCGCCATCGAGTGATACCAAACTCGCACTGCAACGCAAAGGAATGCGTGCGCCTGAACCCAAGCGATAAAAATTAACAGACATTCCAGGGCTAAACAAAGGCACATCTGATTGAGGAGTAGTGATACCACCAAACGCTTGATTAAACACGCAAATACCAGTGGTGTTCGCGTCCGATGTAGCCTGAATAATCGTGCTGCCTAATACACCAGCACCAGGCACGGTGGAAGCTGCGGGAATATCCTCAGAAATCGGCACACCGCCCCACAGTGGGGTAGTTGCTGAAGTGGATAACACGCCACCAGATAAGGCAAACTTAACGGCTGGATCATCCTGAGCATCGCCCTGGGTGAAACCGTTAGAGTTGGTTTGGAATAGCCCAGCAGCATTAGTTACTGCCATCGGCTGAAGTGAAATAGATGCGCTCATAATGACAGTTCCTTATTTACGGTTTTGGGTGTTAAAGGCCACAACACGCTGGGCAGGAACGGTAAAACTTTCCAGCCAAGAATTCACATCGCCTTTAAATGTTGAAATTGTGCGGCCTGAACGATCACGTTGTTCCATTTCGATCAATTGGCCTGCACCCACTTGGTTGTCATTACGCGCTGCTGTCAATGCATCAGCAAAGATTTGTTTTTCAGCCAAAGCCAATAAAGCAGCATCTTTAATCATTCGCAAATCAATTTGTTTGTACGCATCAGAATGCGCTTGCAAACCACGCAACAGGCGCTTGCGGTAAGCCATCAAACCTTCGCCTTGCAATGGACGGCTTGCTGCTTTACCAAAAGCTGAATAAACAGAATCGGCTGCTGCTTGTGCATCGGCTTTTTCTGCTTCTTCTTCATCGGCCTTCTTAGCGCGATCATCATCGTCATCATCGCTATAGCAATCGTCATCATCTGGCTTGATTTCACCAGCAGGGCCGTGTTCTTTAGGATTAGAACCAACTGCATCTTTGCGCTTTTTGTCGGAAGCCATCATTTTATGACCGTTCTCTTCCTCTTCCTCTTCATCGTCATCTTTACGCATTCTGTCATCATCGTCATCTTTGCGCTTCTTCTTGCGATCTGCTGCCATCATTTCTTCATCGTCATCTTTACGATGTTTTTTGTCAGCAGCCATCATTTCTTCATCGTCATCTTTGCGGCGCGAATCGTCATCTTTCTTGCCAGCAGCAATGTGGGTCATTGGCTCAGCGGGCAGGTTTTTTTCCATTGCATCTACACGCGCAGAAATGTTCTGGATCGCGTTTAAAATTGCATCGAGTTTATCGCCTGCGGCATCTGCCTTCGGCTGAGTTGTTTCATTCATATCAGATACCTCAGGATTGTTGAGAAGTACACCAGTTGCAGGCCCGCCCTTATCCCAAACGCCCTTACTACCGCGAGCCTTTGTGACAATTGCAATATGATCCAACAAAAATGGTTTTCCTTCAATAAGTAAAGGATCGCCACTTTCAGTGATCAAATTTGTATTACCTGACCGTTCATCAAAAACCACTGATGGCGATGTACTAATATCGCCTTCGTTGATTTCTTTCATCGCAGCCGAGTCGTAAATCTTTGCTATGCCCCAAACTTCATCAGAGCCTTTGAAATAGGGTAACAGAATCGAGCCGATGGCGCGATCTTTGAATTCTTTGCTATCCAATATGCTGCCATCTGGATGATCCATAATGACGGTCAAACCATAGCAGCGTTGCAGGAATTCATCGTTCATATACAACGATGGATCACGCCACACATGTTCTTCAATCGCTGAACGGTATGCCAATCCTGTGCCGGTTATGCGGATAGCCAACAAATGCATATTTGCAAAGGGCTGTGGGCTAGGCAAAATATCTTCAGCAATCAATCGTGCCACATCTAATTCGGTATCTGCCGCTGCAACTTTGAATGCATCAACGTCACCAGGGTGAATGGGCATTGGCAGATTATCGGGTTCTGTCCATACAAACCCATCGGATTCGTAGTTTAGTTTGGGTGTGAATTTAGGAACTGGATCAGCAGCATAGAATGCGATAAATTGTCCGTTATCATGAACGGGTATCAAATCACCTTCGTATAAAAAGCCAGTTTCCTCATGCACTTCACGGCGGGCGGCTTCTTCAGCGGTTTCAGTACCGTTTAAATGCCCGCCTGGAATTGCAAAATGAAATGGGAAGTCACCGCCATTTCCTCGGCGCAACATTAAGATTGTGCCATCTTCGGCTTCAAACATAATGCCCGCTGCGCGAGTGGTGGGGCCGCCTTGTGGATCAGTAGGGTAGGGTGTTGGATGCGTAATGCCTTCCGGCTCAAAATCAGACTTCACGCAATTGGGAACCTGTTTGCCGTTTTTTTCCTTCATGCCATATTGCGTATAACCTTCCCAACACGGGTCAGCATCCAACATGGATTCATCATCACACTTCCATTTCCGCAATGATTTATTAATGCGACTATCAGGATCGTGTGCGGTTTTGGATGAAGTGAGTTTGGCCTTCATGCCTTTCATGCGGGCGCAAAAGGATTTCTTTCGCGCACCACCTTCGGGCTGCGGTGCTTTTAAATGTGCGCCATGTTCCTTATTGTAGGATTCACGGCCTTTTTCATTTAAACCACCATTTTTGTTCTTACCTTCTTTCTTTGTCCAAGCCTCAGCATCTTCTTTAATTTTGGACAATTCAGCATAAACACCTGCCAATTCTTCGGTGATTTTTTTCATGCCGTCTTTTTTGCCAACAAACTCACAGCCCACGCTTTTAGGAACGCCACCAAACCCACCTGGTGTATGACAGGCGGCTTGCATCAAACGCTCTTGTGCAGGGCTAGTAGTAGGCATGATGTTTTTTGGTCAGGATCATGCAGCAATTTTCACCTTATTTGTCTTTTGGTGCAACGTATTCCCGTCCTTTTTCAGTCAACATCTCTGAGGGCAAGTTAAATGGGCTGTAAATATAAACGGCTGTACACCTGCAATAAACTTCTTCCCCTGGCTTGGTAATGTCATCCAAGTAACCATCAGGCCCAGGTTTAACTAATCCTTTTTCTTTAGCCCATGAATCACGCATTAAATAAATGTGCTCATCGCGCTCTTTGTGATCTTCGCGGTAATCGTAGCCTGATTGACGCCAATTACTGTGCCATTTTGCCGCAATCGCACCACCTGATTGGGCAATAACATTGTTTATGGATGCGTTTAATTTAAGCGTTTGGTCAATGGTGACACGCTTTTCTTTAAAATCCATTTGTGCCAATGGCTTACGAATGTTTTGTTTTTCTGCAACACGGTCAATCGCATTACTACCACCCATCGGAATGGAAGTGGCCCAGCCTTCAAAACGCCGCAGCGTTGTGCTGATCGTTTCTTCGCGGTTAAGTTTTATGAGATTCACGCTGGCTAATATGCGTTTATCCAATTCCCTGCGTAATGCGGGTTTTAGGTTATTGACCGTAAACACGCTAATACCTGGGTGGTATCTTGCAATGCCACTCTTAGAGGTTAGATTGTTAAATGTTGTTGTTAATGCTCGGCGTACATCCAGTTCGGTTTTGGTAGGATTGCCAAGCGTTAATTCAGCGGATTGCTTGAGTATTTTGATCCACTTCTTTAATTCAGCCTGAGATGTGTAGCCGTTATCAATGAAATGATTAACCGCTTCGGTCAATAATTCAAAATAGCTTTTGCGCTTTGCCATGTGTTAATCCCGCGCTTTGGGTTCTTCCAATGGGGCGGGTGGCTCGTAATTGGCAATTTCTTCAATATCTAAGATCAATTCTTGGCTAAACATACTTTCCATCTGGTTCAAATTGCCTTGCGCCCATTCCAATACACGCGCACGGTTTTGTGGGTCAACGGCTGGCAACATCGTGCGAAGCATTTCAGTTAAACCTTTCAACTTGATTTCATCAGCCTTGGCTTTTTGGCTTTCTGGCTCTTCATTCAGATCAGGCCACTCAAACTTGCAGCCTTCAGTCCAACTATAAAATGCCTGCTTGTAGGTCATGCCTCGATATTCATCAGGGTATGCGGCACGCACCGCCTCAAAAAACTCTTCACTCCATGCGCGATGCTGACATATCCTTGTTAGTTCATCATAAAGTGGTTCCATTTGTTGGCGTATATCACTGATATAACGCATTAAATCTGCTGCATCTTGCGTACCATCAGCAAGGCCAGTGGAGTAGGTTTCTTGTGTTAGGTATCGCGCTGGCATATCGACTGCGGCGGCAATATCTTCCAATATATTCTTGCGGCTAGCACTCAATGCCTGATTGACGTTGGTGAGATCAATAGCAGCAATCTCTTCATCCAAATCAATGGATAGCACGTTTTCAGTACCACCTTGCTGCAAAATCGAGCGTTTGTAGCCGGTGGCCTTTGCCATCATATTGCTAACGATGGAACCCGCTTGTTTAATCTTGGCAACAATCAATCCCGCTTTACGCGCCACCATTGCATCGGTTTGCATCACAAGCAGATAGGAGCGCAATGGGTAAATTCCACGCTGATACACTGAGCGCCCATTGAATCCATAACCTGCTGAGTTAAATGCTAGATAAATGGGGAATTCATTTAATACAACCAGGCTGTTACCACGCGCATAGGGCTGACCAGCACCCGTGATGCCATCGGCTTTGCCCTGAAAATCAATTGCATTGGGGTTTTGGTTAAGTACCATTGAGCCTGCAAGATTTAAGGCATCAAAGGTATGAATGAACATATCAATGTTTGGATACATCCAGGGATCGATGGGCTTATCAGTTGGATGACCACGCGCACCCCATACCATTGCTGAAACGCCGTATACCCGCGCCTGGGTCATCGTGGCGAATATATGATCGTTTGCTTTGATATCGTGCCATTCTTTTTCAAATGCCTCAGTTAGCATCATTTCCGGCCCAATCTTTTCACGGGCGGTTGAGATAACCAACTCACGGGGGCGCGACATTGCAAGTTTGACCGGCCCTGCGGCGATCCGAAAACCCAGTGGGTGATACAAGAAAATGTCTTTGGCTAGTTGATAGCCTGCATTAGTACCCCAATCAATCGAATCGGCTTCAAGAAGTGCTTGCAGTTGATTGTTGAGAGTAGTGCCGTTGACTGAAATCGTGCTCATAATTCGCCCTTGGGTGGTTTAGGGGAAGTTTACATTATAAAGCCTTATGTTCGGTCAATGCGATGGCAATTCCATAAGTGAAACAATCGAGCGCATCATCTGCACGCTTGGCTGCATCTTTATCACCCACGCGGAAGGTTAAGATTTGATGGAGTAGGTGATTCATGGTTCTACCTTTCCATTGCACCAGTTTGTCATGTGCATAATGACTAAACTTGCATTGACCTAAATGTGCTGGGCCACCCGCAATCATGGCACGTTCATCTTTTCCTTTTGACATTAAAACACTGTCAATTGCTCTGAACATCCAGCCACGCGCTTTAGCCCATTGCAACAATATGCTGCCACCTGCTGCATCTTCTACAAAACACCCAATGGTTCCAAGCCTTGCACCACATTCTTCAGCTAATCTCTGACATTTTTTTAGTACATCTGGCCCTAAATACTCCAAGCTGGCTGCTTCAATGCTATGTAATTCATAATCCAATATGGTTAATGGTGTGCCGTAAAGTTGGTTGTAAGCAAAATAAACAATCGCGGTTGCATCATTTTCTGTGCCTGCTTTCACTGCACAATCCATAACAGCAAACACAAGATCGCACTTATTGGGATAATCAACAGGCATTTTGTTGTCATCCATAAAGTAGTGCAATTTAAAAAATGTGTCATTATCCCAAGATACAAAATCGGCTAGGAATTCTTGTTTCCATACTAGCGGATGTGCATTTAGCCTTTCTTCTTCTAGCAGGGCAGGGGATACGTAAGGGTTGTTTGCTGTTGGTGCATGATGCTGAATAAACTTCCAATCTGGATCATGCCATGCACGAAAAAAGAAATTGTCCTGGTCAATACCATTTGGTGTTGAAAATAACCAAGATTCACCATCAGTGGTTAGAAGGGTTGGCTTAATTCCCTTTTCCCAAATGTTAATCATCTGCATATCTTTGGCTTTGGTATAGGCTGCTTCATCAATACACACAACATCGTATTCTCGGCCCCGCCCAGCAAGTTCGTTGTCGTTGAGCGTCCAAAAGTCTATTACACCACCGCCCTTTAATCTGATCACCCCATCGTTCTTACTTGATCGAATGGTCATATCCTTCAGCGCATCCTTTAGCATTTCCCAAGGTTCGGCTAATTGTTTGTATTCAGGGGTGAATAAACCAACGTGTGCGCCACTAGCAGCATCAGTGCCCGCGATGGCAACCATCAAAGTTGTTTTACCAAACCGCCGCCCACAACACACAACATTGTGTTTGCCAGCATTCTCTATGATAGTAATCTGACCTGAGTGCAACTCAGGTAACTTAACCTTGATCCCGTCCATTCTTGCGGGTGATTCTTCCAGTACCACCTTCAATGGTTATTTTCAATTCACCATTATTGTCATCCACTGGATTCTTATCTCCAAACTGTTTGGGTAACATTCGAGCCAAAATCCACTTACGTGTGTCAATTTGCAGTTTTCTATGTTCTGTCATATCACGTTCCACCACCGTGACAGTTTGGGTTGCACCATTATCAGTGACGTTTTGGAAGCGCATAATGTGTGGAGTATCTGCAATCTCCATTATTTTTTCGGCATGCCACATATACCCAATATCGCGCGCGCGCGCGTATTTGTCTGCCAAGCCATTGAAATCATTATCAATCCACCCAATGACCGTTGTTCTTTTTGGCATGCCTTCCATAAGGCATATTTCATGCAAAGATTTACCTTCACGCAACAAGGCCAATATTTCTTCAACCTTGTTTTCATCATATGAAGGGCGTTTTCTTTGTTTTTTAACTTTTGCAAGAGTGGTGGTATCCATGCGCGAAATGTACCGCAAAGTTAAAATTTATGCTATTGCCAGCATCTCGATTTGCACTTCAACTCTTGGTTCATTGCTCCAAGCCTTCGTCGCAATCAAATGAACAATCGCTGAATCATCTTTGTAAACAATTCCATTGCACGCATCTTCAATAGCTTTAATCACATTGGATAGATCAGGTTTTTTAGTTGGTCTTGTTTTACTGGTGATGGCATCTTCTTTCTTTGTTTTACTCCACGATGCCCCAATTCCATAATGAGCGTAGATTCTCATAATAATTGGCCCGTCAAGTAACGGCAAACCTAACATTTCAGTTTTAGCTAATTGAGCAACCATAGATTCATAATCGCGTGTTTTCTTTGGTGTGACCTTCATTGTGATTCCATTTCGCACCATATCCGCAACACGACCTTTTCCAACTGGTTCCCCTGGCACTGTAAAATGAATCATTTTCCCCAATCCTCATTTTTTTTATAAAACGCATCTTTCAATCGTTGTAAATTTTTATGTGCAGACTGTATTTCTTCAACAATATGATCTATTCGATTATTCAATGTATCTAAGTTGCGTTCAATAAAATCAATTTTGGTTTTCAATAAATCAATTTGGTCATCCATGCTACACCTCGGTGGTTGGGTTTTAAGTGATTGGGTGATACCTTCGTATATCCATGCTGCTTTAAAACGATCCTGCGCGTTCGTGGTTCGAATAACGGTTAATCAACAAGCACTCGATCCTTACGACTGACAGGTTGTGTTGCATTTTTAGCTGGTTTTGCATGTTTTTTGCGTAATTCAACCTGATCAAGTTCTAGGGCTTCGCACATGCAATCAATTTGACATTGGCTTAATTTTTCACCTGCATCAAATTTAGCTTTCAATCGATGTGCCCAATCTTTGTTTGGATTGTTTTGTGCGTTTTCTAAAATGTCATCCATCTTTTGACGAATAGCGTGTATTTTATCCATTGGCAATGGTTCATTTTTTTTTATTTGCAACAACGGCGGGGCGATGTATAGGTCTTTCCCATAATTTAAAAAACACTGATCAAGTAATCCTTTCCATCTAACCTTGGCTTTATCGTAATTGTCTCGGCGTATATCAAATTGCCCATATTGCTGAACCGCTTCATAAACTGCACGTAAATAAAATGTTCCATTGGCTGCTTCTTTAAATAATTGCTCATAGTTTAATTTTGGTTTCAACCATGCAATTACGTCAGACAACGATGGTGGATATTGCTGGTCTTTTATTTTTGGATAGATTGCACGAATATCTTCTACCGCAAATTCAGATAGTTCATTTGCCCAAAAATTAAATATTTCTTCCATCGTGTCATCTGAATATTCCAAGTTCATCTTCGAGCCGAATAACACCTTCATTCTCGTAAACAGAGGTTCGATTACTTTCACGCGCATTTCTCGTGCGCTTAAATAACTCTTCGGTGTTTCTGAAGTCGTTGTCTTTTCGTTGTCCATTTGCTGCCCCGTTTCCTTTATTAAATTTAACTGAGTTATTAAGCCAAGTTCTTATAGCTGCTTGCCAATCGCTAAATGTTTTTCCATTAGCCAATGCATGATCTTTAAATGCTCGAAACTCTGAATCTAAATCAACATTAATTCGTTTTGCTAAATCAATCGCGGTTTGGTTTGGGGTCAGGTCATCAGGCAAACGCGATGCGCGTGATCGCTTCCCCCTAGGGGGGGTAAGGGGGGGTTGTTCATGGTTAATGGTTATTGGTTCTTGGTTTGGTATACGTTCGCATACGACACCTTCATTTTCTGGTACGTTTCGTATACGTTTCGCATCGCTTTCTTTACGTTTCGTCCACGATTCGTTTGCGATTCGCTTATTCTTCTCTGCTTTCGCGTGATAGGCTTCGATCTCTTCAGCAACCCTACTTTGGAAATAAACACCATCATGAAGATCAAAAAATCGGTTCAAAATGTATTTGACCGCCGCAATTTCTTCATCAGAACTAGCCCATACCCAATCAATTGCTTCCTCTAATGTAGGAAACTTTTCCCTGTCATAACAGGCATCCATTAATTGATTATATGCTCCATGTTGAAGCATATTTAAACGCTGTGTTTTCTTGGCATAATCGCCAATGTTTTTCTTATACCAATGCATTTTGGTATTCCTTATTAGTAAATTAAACAGGCGCACTTTCTTGAACTAATTCGCCTCGTTTCTTTACACGGTTTTTTTTCTTTTCAGATAATTCATTGGCTATTTGTTTTTCATAATGTTTACAAAAGTCTATTAATTTAAAATAAGTCTGAATAGAAATGCCATTATCATCTGCTAAAAATCTATATATTGTTGCTGCTGAAATGGTTGTGGCATTGGATATTTCATCTGGTGAAACATTCGTTGCAATCAAACGAAATCGTAATTCCGCAATTGACGCATCTGAATTAGTATCAAAGTTATTTGCAATCATAATAATCCCTACTTAAAATTCTGAATGCTGTTGCTGCACAAAGGGGTACTTGTCCGTTTCCAATGGCTTTAAGTCTGTCCATCCTAGCGGCCACCCCATCAGCCACTCTACCCACGTTGGGTTCAACTGACCACTGTTCTGGTCTACCGATTGACTCAACATAACTTGCTTGCCTTTCTCTATCCTGCGCTGAACAGCCCCACTTCCCGCCGATCCTCGATCTCGATAATCGCTGGTTTGTGGAGTAGGCCACTTTTGTCTTTGATTTACTTGAGCCGTCAATGTTGGCGTGTTTCTTGTATGTTCGCTTGGTGCGTTGGTTTCTTTGCTCATATGTGCTGTCGGTGTAGTCCAGAAGTAAATGTGGGGGG